TGAAACCGCCATAATCGCGCTCTAAAGCCCGACAAACCTCCAGCCTGGCTCGCATACCCCGAGGGGGTTAAGGGGTCGCATGGGCGATTCTAGGGCGATTAAAACTGATTTGGGGGTGGGGTGGGTGGACCCACCAAGAACAAAAGCGCGTGCGTAAACACGTCAAACCAGTTCAGAACCTGAACCGGAACTGGTTCGGGTTTGGGTGGTGCCAGAATCGGCTCGGGGATCGGGTGGGATGCGAGGGCGTGCCTATGGCATGGGATAGCAATGCCATAGAATCGAGGGGGGATGAGATGGCATGACCCCCCCCCCACCCAAGCCAGAGCAGGGGACCGGCACTGGTACTACTCAACACATATTCTCTTGCTATTTTTTCCCAATCCTGAAATTTTGTACTATCGCACTTCAAGGAGCCACTATGGTTGACTCATCAGAATTAATCAGTCTTGCAGAAAACATTAAGGGTCGTCTCAAGTTCTACACTCATGGGAGTCCTGAGAGAATCCTTTTGCAGAGATCGCACGATGCTATTGCTGGTTTTGCGAGAGGAGTTGATGCAGAGTTTGTGTATACCTGGCTGATGGACAACGGAGTAAACCTTACGCTTCGGCAGCGTAGAATCTTAGAATTAGAGCCCGAAGCTGTGAACACCAAAGAATGATGCTTTTCCGTAGTATCTAAGCCAAAAAATTTGTAATTCTTTTTAGGCTTGGAACAGAGTTGGAACAATAACAAACATTAAACCACTCTTAGTATCTACATATAGGGTGTTTTGATTAAGGAGATTGCCATGCCGTATCGGGTTCGTGAGTCTATTGTCCAGGTCCAGCGGCCCAGCGGGTGGAAAACGCTCAAGGTCCACAAGACCAAGCAAGCTGCCAGGAAGCACATGAAAGCCTTGAACGCTAACGTGACGCACAAAAAGCCTAAATACAAAAAGAGGTAGCCAGATGCGTAAGTATGCCACCTACGATGAATTGCTTGCATCCAGAAAGAAGGAGCTGACCAAGGGCCAGGTGCTCAAGATGTTAGCTCACGATCGCATTGCGGAGACTGTTAAAAATTCTTGGGCTACCAGAAAAACAAATATTCAGTGGGCTGATGAGTTTAAAGTTTCACCACTTGCTGTGGTCCGGGCACGCAAAGGAATTACTTGGCCGGATTTGTATCGCGAGTATCGAGCGTCAAACAAGTGAAAAACCTTAAATCCAGCCTTCGAAAAATGCGGAAAGATCCGGTTCTTTTCGTTGAGGGTATGCTGGGCGCAAAGCCAGACAAGTGGCAAGTCGAAGTAATGAAAGCCGTGGCCGAACATCACAGAGGTATTAGTATTCGGTCAGGTCACGGTGTTGGAAAAACCAGCTGTTTGTCGTGGCTTGCTTTATGGTTTATATCGACCCATTACCATGCCAAGGTTGTAGTAACTGCCCCTACGTCTGCCCAGCTACATGATGCGTTGTTGCCGGAAACAAAAGCATGGCTCAAACAATCCCCGCCCGCCTTTCGGGATTTGTTTAACGTAAAGTCTGATCGGATAGAGTTAGCTGCTGATCCCGAACGAAACTTTATATCTGCCAAAACATCCCGGGCCGAGCAGCCAGATGCGCTTCAAGGCGTGCACGCAGACCATGTGTTGTTGATATGTGACGAAGCCAGCGGTGTGCCGGAACAGGTGTACGAGTCAGCTGGTGGATCTATGTCCGCTCACCATGCGACTATGGTGTTGGCTGGAAACCCCATTAGGTCGTCCGGCTATTTTTACGACACCTTCAATAAATTGTCAGACAGATGGAAAACTTTTCACATTTCGTGCGAAGATACCGACCGTGTTTCAGAAGAATACATTGAAGAATGTCGGGTCCGGTATGGCGAAGATTCTAATACCTACCGTGTTCGTGTGCTCGGAGAGTTTCCCAAAGGTGATGACGACACAGTTATTCCACATGAGCTGGTTGCAGAAGCAATCAGCCGCGACATTAAGCCGTCGTCGTTTGGCCCTACTGTGTGGGGGGTAGACGTTGCTCGCTTTGGTGCCGACGCCTCTGCGTTATGCAAACGCAAAGGCAATGCTGTAACCGAGCCTATACGATTGTGGCGAAACCTGGACACAATGCAGCTAACGGGTGCAATCAAGGCAGAATACGATACTGCGCCAGAAAAACCTGTAGAAATTTTTGTAGATGCGATCGGACTTGGCGCTGGTGTCGCAGACCGTTTGAGGGAACTGGGTTTACCAGCCTACGCAATCAACGTCAGCGAAAGCCCCGCAATGGGCAACCACTATTTAAACCTTCGCGCCGAGCTGTGGTACAAAGCAAAAGGATGGCTTGAAGGGCGCGATGTTCGTTTACCTTCTGACGGTCGCCTAAAGTCTGAGCTGACCACCGTTCGCTACAATTTTACTTCCGGCGGCAGGGTCAAAATAGAATCTAAAGCCGATTTAAAGCGACGAGGCGTAGCGTCTCCCGACGCAGCAGACGCTTTCGTTCTAACCTTTGCGTCTGACGCTGGCACAGCTATGGGTGGACGGTCGGGTAGGCGTATGGGTAGTATTAAGAGGAACCTTGCAGGTATCGTGTAGTGTCTATTATTTAATGTTGAATAGATAGATGCGTTGGGGGGTAGCCCTGACTAAGCTTGGTGGCCTAACAGAGTTACTTAAATGACCAAAACTTGCGCTTCGTTTCCCCTCCCGAGACGAGGGTGCCCCCAGCCCATCAATCTGATGTGGCATAGATGAGAGGAACTTCGTGGCATACATAGACGAAGCAGAAACCGAAGCTGGTGTAGGGATGGATGACGACGAACTGCAAACAGTCGTCAGCGCCTATATATCAGATGCCATTCAGTACATCGACGATGACATTAGCCCTGTCCGGGCAGAATCTACCCGATACTACCGTGGCGACCCGTTTGGCAACGAGGTGGAGGGTCGCAGCCAGGTCGTAAGTCGCGATGTGCGTGATTCCGTGCAAGCTGTCTTGCCGTCAATGATGCGCGTGTTTTTTGGTTCAGAAAAAGTTGTAGAGTTTGTGCCACGAACCGAGTCCGATGTAGCAATGGCTGAACAGGCTACAGACTACTTGAACTACATCTTGCGCCAGGACAACGACGCAATCTCAATTTTTTATAGCGTGTTTAAAGACGCGCTAATGAACAAAGGCGGCTTTGTTAAGTGGTGGTGGGATGACAGCGTTGAGGTGCACACCCACAGCTTTGAAGGGTTAGACGAAGGCTCGCTTGGCTTGCTCCTGGAAGAAGATGGCGTAGAAGCCGTGTCTGTTGAATCTGTTCCAGCCCCTGGAATTACGGATGAACAGATTGCCATGATGGAAGCACAGGGTATGCCTGTGCCTCAAATCTATAGTGTCGAGATTAAGCGCCGTCGCAAGAAGAACCAGGTGCGCGTTGAAACAATGCCGCCCGAGGAATTTTTTGTAGATGCCGCTGCAACAAGTCTTGATGACGCTATGGTCGTCGGGCACCGCACGATGTCCACCGTCTCCGATCTAGTTGCTTTAGGCTACGATCGGGATATGCTCGAAGAATACCTGTCTGACGAATTTGCGTTTACCGATAGCGACGAGTATTTGGCGCGGTACGCAGGAACGGAGATTCCCGATCCCGTATCTGCCTACGAGCGTCGGCGCGTGCTTTATGTCGAAGCGTGGTGCTACGTCGATTATGACGGTGATGGCATTGCAGAGCTAAGGCGCGTATGCACGGTCGGCAACAACTACACGGTAGTAAACAACGAACCAGCAGACACAATTCCGTTTACAATGTTTAGCTGTGATCCCGAACCTCATGTCTTCTTTGGTTCAGACATAGCGGATATGACAAAAGACATACAGCGAGTTAAAAGCGCGGTGTTGCGCGGTATGCTCGACTCTTTGTCTTTTGCGCTTTATCCGCGCACAGGCGTTGTCGAAGGAATGGTAGACATTGACGATGTGTTAAACCCCGAAGTTGGTTCGATTATTCGGATGCGTCAGCCAGGAATGGTGCAACAGTTGAATGTGCCATTCTTAGGAAAAGAAGCGTTTCCAATGATGCAGTACCTGGATGCAATGAAAGAATCGCGTACAGGCCAAACAGCGGCGTCTCAAGGATTAGACCCCGACGTACTACAGTCCACAACACGCGCCGCTGTTACTGCAACAATTAAAGGTGCCGAGCAACATCTCGAAATGATGGCAAGACTTTTTGCTGACAGCTTTAAGAGAATGTTTAAAGGTATGTTGCGTTTAGTAGTAACGCATCAAGACCGGGAACGGATGGTCCGACTAAGGGACCAGTGGGTGCCGATCGACCCGCGTGTATGGGACTCAACAATGGATTGTTCTGTTAATGTCGGGCTTGGTTCGGGTGCAACCGACGAGCGCCTTATGGTGCTGAACCAGGTAGCGTCCCGTCAGCAAGAGGCGATGGAAAAGCTAGGGCCTAACAATCCGCTGGTTGGCTTAGGCCAAATCCGAAACACGCTGGCTAAGATGTTAGAGATTAGCGGCTACCCAGACTCGACGCAGTTTTTTAAGCAGATACCACTGGACTATCAGCCTCCCCCACCACCGCCGCCTAAACCATCACCAGAAGAATTACTGGCACAGGCGCAGATGGCTGACATCCAAGCTCGTACTGCAATCGACCAGCAAAAGCTTCAGCTGGATGCTATGAAGCAGCAGCAGCTTGATGAACGCGAAAGCGCACGAATCGCTGGCGACTTGGCAATCCGAGAATTCCAAGCGGAAGAAAAGTTTCAGAATGATGTAGACATGGAAGTCCTAAAAGCCAATCTCAAGCAGGGTTTGTAATGGGCCGCTACTAATGGAATTGACGCAAGAACAGAAAGCCCGTCGCGCTCAAGAAATTTTGGACGATCCGGTCTTTGTCGAGGTCGTCAACGAAAGCCGTAATCTGATAATGGTTGAGTGGAATTTGACGGCTTACGACCAAAACGAAAAACGAGAAAGCCTGTATTATCAAGGCCGCGCACTTGACGAAATGTTAAGAGGCTTGCGATCCTTGATAGATAATTGGATTGTACATAAGTCAAAACAGCAAAAAGCTACCAGAAAAGGAAAGATTAAATGAGTGATACCGGAACTGTAGAACGAGCTGGTAGACGCTCTCACGGCGAAATCGAAAACGCTTTTGCCAATATGCTCGTCGGACCCGAAGAACAACCAGAAGAAGATTCCTCGATAGAGGAGCAACCTTTGATGGACTCTGAGGATGAAGGGCAAGAGTTAGATGCTGAGTTGGCCGATGACTCAGTAGTGGATGAGCAGGACGAGTATGATGCAGAGGATGAACAACTCTCTGATGGCGCTCAGACGTACACAGTCACGATTGACGGTACGCCAGAAGAAGTGCCCTTAGACGAACTCATCGCTGGATATTCTCGACACTCAGCATTCACAAAAAAGAGTCAAGAATTAGCTGAACAGCGTGATACGTTTCACACGGAACAGCAGACTCTAAGGCAGACGTACCATCAATATAACGAGGTACTAAGCCAACTTCAGCAACAGATGGAAGCAGCAAATCAGCCGACGAACTTGGATTGGGACGCGCTTGAAAAGCAAGACCCGGTGCAATGGCTGAAATTGAAAGAGCTAGAACGGCAACGCACTAGTGAAATTCAAGCTGTAATGGCTGAACGTCAAAGAATGCAAGCAGTAATGCAGCAAGAGCAATCGCAAAAGCTGCAAGAGCATTTGGCGGTTCAGCAAAGTTTGATGCTGGAAAAAATTCCTGAGTGGGCTAACAGTGATGTTCAAGCCGAAGAACAACGGAAGTTGGTGGAGTTTGGTAAACAGGTTGGGTTTTCTGACCAGGAGCTGGACACACTATACGACCATAGAGCGTTAATTGTTTTGCGTGATGCAATGCGATACAACGAGCTAACAAGCGGCGAAAAGATCACAGAAGCCAAATCAAAAATCGGTAGTGCAAAAGGCGGCAGTAAACGGACTGCTCGTCGGACGCGCTCCCGCAAGCAGAAGGCTCAAAGACAAAAGCTGCGAAAGACTGGTAAGGTTGAAGACGCGGCTTCGTTAATGGGTCAGATTCTTGCGGACTAACCCTGAGACAATAGAATCATGGCAGTTGTAACAAACACTTTTCTCACCTACGATGCCAAAGGCATCCGTGAGGATCTGAGCGATCTGATCGCGGACATTAGTCCGACTCAGACTCCGTTTCAGAGCAACATCGGAACGCGAGATGCGTCCAACACTTATTTTGAGTGGCAGACAGACTCGCTTGCGACGGCTTCAGCAACGCCCGTCGTAGAAGGTCAGGATCTCAGTAGCTTTACCGCAGTAACGCCAACGGCGCGTATGGGTAACTACTGCCAGATCAATATGCGCGATTTCATCATATCGGGCACAGAACAGCGTGTAGACAAGGCTGGTCGGGCATCTGAAGTTGGATACCAGGCAGCTAAGGCAGCCAAAGAGCTAAAGCGTGATGTTGAAGTCGCTTGCTTGCTTAATGGCGTAGGCGCTGTCGCGGGTGCTACGGCTACGGCCCGTGTAACCGCTGGATTCCCTGGTTGGATCAAGACCAACGAAACTTCTACCAACGTAACCGCGCCTTCTTACACGGGTTCAACCCCGACAGGTGCGGCTCAGGTGTGGAAGTCGTTTGGTACACCAACCGCGTTTACTGAGGCTATGCTCAAGACCACGATGCAAGAATGCTTTGTGTCAGGTGGCGAGCCGTCGATGCTAATGGTTTCCCCTTTCAACAAAACTGTTGTTAGTGGGTTCAGTGGTATCGCTTCAAGCCGCTACAACGTAGACGGTGCCGAGCCTTCGGTGATTATTGGAGCCGCTGACATTTATGTTAGCGACTTCGGTAACCTGTCAGTTGTTCCGAACCGCTTCTTCACTACGGTGGTAGATGCTGGTGCTGGTTCGCTGATGAACGATTGGGCGCTGCTCATCGACACCGATGAAGTCAAGCTCGCAACCTTGCGGCCTTACAGCATTGAGGCTCTTGCAAGAACGGGTGATGCAGACAAGAGAATGGCTCTAATCGAGTGGGGGCTTCAGGTTAACAACGAAGCCGCTCACGGAATTGTTGCCGGAATCACGGCTGCGTAATCTTTTGGTGGGGCAGGGGGCAACTCCTGTCCCACCATTAGGTTTGCTATATTGATGAAGCGAATACTCGACTACGATCCAGAAACCAAGACTAC